TCTTCCATCATCGCCATCTGACGATATACTCGATAAACAGGGCGCAGGATTGAAGGCCCAAATGGAGCAGAGTCACCCATATCATCAGATAATGTAAAATGAATAATTGCTGCGGCTGGAATTATATCTACTTGTTCGCCACGTGCCATGTACGGATTATTAAGTCCTGTACCAGCTTGTTTAATATGATAAGAGATTTTATTACCATTCTCGTCAATTTCAATTCCATAGACTAAAGATGGATCTACATAAATCCACTTTTTGGTATCAGATGTTTTTCTAAAGAAACAGTCACCATACTTAATAAGCGTTCGAGCAATTGAAAAGATGCGAAGCTTGAAGTCGTGAAGGTCAGACCATTGGCGTACCGCTTGTCTTAAGGTAACAACTGTAGAATCAGAAATATCTTGATTATCTTCTTTTTGATAGTCAATAATAAATGGTAACTTGGTCTTCTCATCCTTGTTAGACATTTCTTCAGCAATAATATCAAGGCTACGCGAAATATCAATATCTGCATCCATTGCATTATATTGCTTATATGACTGTGCCCTAGAACCTGGACCTCTTAGAACTTGTGAGTACCACTGAACCGAAGTCAAAGATGCTAAGTCCGTGGTCCTTGGATCATAAGCGTCTGTCGATAAGGTGGTATATAGCGATTTGCGATTTGCGGGCGCTAGGATTTTCCAATACCCTTGAAAATTACTCATTTTTATCCTTTATGCTTGTGCAAAGAGTCTTTTAGTCATATCTTGATTATCTGACAAAAATGGCTTTGTGCTGGCTCTTAATAGTTGTTCGATCAATTGGGCTTGTACAGTTTCTGTTGCAAAAGAGTTACGTAACACCTCTAAAATTTGAAGCAAGATCTGAGAAGCATCGGCTACTGGATTAGGTTGTAATGTAGTAGAAGTGGATGCTACTTCTGCAGGCTTCTTGACTTCCTCTTTTTGTGGTTGTTCTTTATTTACATCTAGTGTCGACCCACTTTTTGATGTAGATATAGGAGGAGGCGTAGCTACAGCGTAGGCAGGCGGTACTGTAGCTTCTGGTGTCGACCCACTTTTTGATGTAGATATAGGAGGAGGCGTAGCTACAGCGTAGGCAGGCGGTACTGTAGCTTCTGGTGTCATTGCTAGAGTAGTTTTAGGTGTTGTAAACACAGATGGCGTTACTACCACATCTTTAGTTGGATCAACTGGCGCAGGTAAACCCATTTTAGCGTGTCGTTTAGTCCCAAAGGAGTCTACTGGAGCCATCATATAATCATAATTGGCTTTGGCTTCTGCTCGCACAGCAGCCTTTTGAGCAGCATTTTCTGCAGGAGACTTTTTAGATTCATAATCTGCTACATTTTCGGCATCAGTTGGCAAAGTGAATGCTTTAGCCGTAGAAGCAACAATATGAGTTAGATCCCCTAAATTTCCTGCGCTAACAACATTATCTTTAGCTGTGGCTCTTGTATTTTCAATAAGTGCTTTTTTATTATTGGCTAATTCTCTAGTCAACTTTTCAGTAGTCGTTTCGGCACTAGTGAATTTACCAATTACCCCACCAAGCATTCCACCAAGGCTTGACCCTAGAGCAGCACCGATTGCGGTGCCTACAACTGGGAATACAGACCCAATTACCCCTCCTAGAACAGCACCACCTACTGAACCAATCAATTCGCCTTTTGCTTGTCCTTTTGATTCTTTTGATCCTTCTTTATCTGGATCGAGTTCACCGGCATTTTTATAATCCCAGGCGGCCATACCAACTGAAGCAACTGTCCCAATAACCCCAAGTGGTTTTGCTAATTTGCCTATAGCTGGTAAAGCGCCACTTAGGCTACTAAGAACACCTTTACCAGCAATTGCCGATAGCATCGAATTACCATACAATGTAGCGCCTAATTGTAAGCCGGCTGTAGTTAGCAAGCCGGCTAATGGATTTTTCATCGCACCACTTAGAGTGGTAATAGACTCGCCTATAAATTGTTCACCTGGTGAAAGTGTTTTATTTAGATCTTTATTTTTAGTGTCGCCGGCTTCAATCCCAGATTTGATCTGTGTCCCAGATGCTAAGGCAGACCCAAGGCCAGCTTGTTCTAATTTCTCTCTTGCAATATCAGATTGGAATTGACTACCAGGACCGCCTTGCTGCATTTTCTCAAGGCCGGCATTCATCTTACCGGCTAAAAGTGCAAATTCTTTGTCTTCGGCACTAGTTCGATATTTGTTCTTGGCTAGAACTCGCATTCTATCAGTTTCTGCTGCACCCATACCAACCATAGAGCCGACTTGAGATATTCTACCGGCTTGTTCAAAGCGTTGCTTTACTGTAGTTTTGCGATGATCTAATACAGACTGAGTATATGCGCGTTGGGCACTCTCAGAAAGACCTAACTGCTTGGCGTACCCAAGTCCTATAGTAATATCTTTTGTTCTAGCTATGCGTTCATCAACAGATAGATTAGCAAGTTCTCTATTAAGTTGTTCGTCTTCTTGAATTGTAGTAACTAATTGGCTGAATGCCTCTGCCGTAAGATTTGACCCTTTTCTTAATTCGGCAAATGCTTCAGACTGTGCATCTACGGCCTTATTAAGTTTAGCTTGAGGAACGCCCATACTAACAGCAGTAGCCAACATAGTACCGGCTAATTGATTGGCATCCTGCCCAAAGATACCAAACTTCTTTAATCCATCTGTTCCGTGTTTTAATTGTGTTTGAAACTCTGCAAAGCTACTGGCACGGGATACAGCAATCATGTTTTTATCCATGAGCTGTGCATACTCGCGTAATGACATTCCCGCTTTAGCTGCATCTAGATATAGCCCTGCCATCGAATCGGTAGTGCCGTATCCACGAGCGGCTAGAACCTGATAAGCGTCATCTACTAATTCTTTAAATGCTCCAAATGCATCATAAACATATTTTTTTAAATTTTCTTTAGATTTTTCAGCTTGAGCGTCAAGACCTTTTTTCTTTTTGGCTGCATCACTAGCTGCATCGTCTATGGCAGAATCATCAGCGTTTCTGCCGCCTCCACCACTACCGCCACCAAGTCCGTTCTTAAAGTCTTTTATGGCTTTAGAAGCTTGAACTAGTCGGTCCTTAAACGTAACCATCCTTGGATTAACCCTGCCCATTGTGGTATTTAAGGTTGTAAAAGTTGTTACTGTAGCAGGAGCTGAAAGTGTACCAATAGCTTCGGCTAAAGCACTGTTAAATAACAATAATGAATCATGGGCACGGGCAGTTACATCTTTAAACTTCTCTATCAATGGTTCTACTTTATTTGTAATCTTCTTACCAAGATCATCAAAAGCAGTGTTTAAAGTACCAAAGTCTAAACCGGCAAAAGTTACGACCGGGGCTGGTATCGTTATTGGATTTACCGTTATAGCAGACCCGTCAATCGTTATCGGATTTACAGTAATCGATGTCCCTACATTAGATGTATCAGTAATTAATGCAGATCTAAAATCATCGACTTTTTTATCAATGCCAGTTAAACTGGTATTAAGGGCTTTAAAAATGCCAGATAACGGGCTTACAGCTTCGTTTAAAGTTGTAAAGGAGTCAGACAGCGTTTTTACGCTACCATTTTTGCCAGTTAAACTATTAAAATCAAATTCAACTACTTGTGGTTTTTTATTAGATGTAGATGTGGTTTTATTTGTTTTTTGTTTTTTAGTTAAAGAACTAATAATTTCACTAACAGAATTTAAATTTCTTGAAAAAAGATTTACGGCTCTGTTGGCGTTGTGTACCCCATTTTTGAAAGCACCTAATTTTTCAGTAGCATTTGTAGTAGCTTTATTTTTTAGATCTTCTAAACTTTTGTTTTTATCTCTACCCCCACCAACCCCACCTTTAGGTTTAAAAAGTGTAGTAAGTGATTCATTGATCTGATCATTTATAGCCTTTACTATTGCTGCACGATCATTTGCGTCAAGTGCCATCCTTATTTCCCAATTTTACAGCATTCTCAGAATGCATAAATAATAGATCTATTTATAGCACGAGGAGATAGTATGAATGCCAATCCGTTAATGTCTAAAATCAAATTACCTGGAAGGACTTTCCAACTTCCTTCGAGGGGTGCCCTCTACAAGAACGGGGAACTATCATGTACAGAAGGTGAAATCCATGTCCATCCTCTTTCAGCAATTGCTGAAATCAGCTTGAAGAATCCAGATCTTTTGTTCAATGGTAAGGCCATTGAAGCAGTCTTTCAAGAGTGTATCCCAGAAATTAAGAAAGTGTCTGAACTTTATGGTCGTGACATCGATGCCATTATGTTCTTCCTCAGAATGGTCACCTATGGTCCAGAATTTGTAATTACCGTTACTCATTCTTGTGCTGATGCAAAATCACATTCGTACACTGTTGACCTAGAAAAAATGATTCAAGAGTTTAAATTTCTAGATCCTACAGTAGTAGAAAATGATTATACAGTCACTTTACAAAATGGTCAGGTCGTAAAAATTCATCCTATTAAGTTTGAACACATGATCAAGTTATTCCAGATGAATGCCAATAAGAAAGAATTCACTCAAGACGATACTAAGAAGAATATGATCTTCAACTTAACCAATATTATTGAATCGGTAGACGGTGAGACTAATAAAAAGTTTATTGAAGAATGGGTTGCGGCTCTTACCACCCCGTATCAAAACAGAATTTCTAAAGTGATTGAAAAAACTAATGATTGGGGCCCTTCAAAGACTACAGTTCTAAAATGTAAAGACTGTGGTGAAGATATGACCGTAGAACTTCCAATCGACCCAGCGGCTTTTTTTTCAGAATGATCATTTCTGGTGATTCGAGCAGGATCGCCGATATGATCAATTCATTTGGACATGACGTAAGAAATCTGCTCAAACAAGCAGTGGACATTGCTTGGTATTCTAGAGGATCTATTCAATACGAGACGGCTTTAGGAATGTCGCCATTAGAACGTGACATTGCCACAGAGCTAGTTAATAAACGAATAGAGTCACAGCAAAAGAAAAAGTCAATGAATATAGTATACTAAAACAAAAATGGGATTCATTATGAATCCCATTCCTTATTCTCAAACTAGTGCTATTAAATTAATGTTTTTTAGTAGATTTTTAAGTTTTTTATAAATAGATTTTGATCTATTAAAACAATTTTAGGATCACTTCAAATGACAACTCAACACCTAAAAACAATGCTTCAAGACATCATTAACGATCGTCCAGAGCAAGCACAGGCCGCAATGCACGAGTACTTCATTGCTAAGTCACGTGAATTGACAGAAAGCAAATTGAATGAATTTTTTGATAGTAGCAAGTACGGTGATGGCGATCGATGGGAAGATGAACCATCTGGCAAAGGTGGCAATGGCGGACCTTCAGGAAGAGACTTTTCTAAGAATTCATTAGAAGATATTACTGACTCAAATATTCCAAAATTTGTTAATGGGGATCTTTATTGTTCTGATAATAATTTGATTGATCTTATAGATATTCACAAAAAAATAAAATCTATTAAAGGCACTGCGGATTTTTCTAGAAACGGAATTAAGGAGTGTGTACTTGGTTTACTTATGATAGATAATCTTAAAGCTGTAAGGTTGGATAATAAGAAGGTTGAAAAGATTATTAATTCATATTTAGGTAAAGGAGGCAAACCAGATGTTGGTGCTTGTAAAGAAGAATTGATTGCGGCCGGGTTTGGGGATTTTGCTAAATTTAATCACAATACCTAAATATACTTTTATTGACTGATATTAGATGAGCCAAATTTAATGAAATTACACGAATTATTTGAAGCTAAAGAAAGAAGTATCTTGTCTGTAATGGGCAAGCAACCAGAACACATCGATGGTGATTTCTATTGTTCAAATTTAAAGCTTACATCTTTGAAAGGGTCGCCATCTACAATAGATGGCCGTTTCAGGTGTTCTAATAATAAACTTACTTCTTTAGAAGGATCACCATCTAAAGTTGGTGTTGATTTCTATTGTGAAGTTAATAAGCTTTCGACTTTAGAAGGAGCACCATCTTATATAGGAGATTTGTTTTATTGTTATAACAATAATCTTACGTCACTTCATAATATCCATAAGCAAATTAAATATATTGGAGGAATTGCAATCTTTGGAAAAAATCCCATTACTTCACACGTGCTTGGATTACTTATGATTGAAAGATTAGAAAATATTAGAATAGATAATCAGGTCGTACAAGGCATTCTGAATAAACATTTAGAAGGTGATCGAGATGTCTTTGCTTGTCAAGAAGAATTAATCGAAGCTGGATTTGAGGACTTTGCCAAGCTTTAAAATTCGATAATTGTAATATTTGAAAGGGATCTAAAGATCCCTTTCCTGCTTAAGTATTGATAAATGAATCTAGCTTATTGTGATGTCTAATTTATCTATTATTGAAGGTAGATTTTTAAGATACTCATTTGGAATACCATCTATGCCATCATGAACCATGATGCCGTGTTGACCACATGCTTCCCATATCGCATATCTGGCTTTGCGTTCCCACATGAAATATGATTCGAATACCTTCTTTTGGTTTGCTCTAGACGGACTAAAATTTAACATCTTAGAACATATGATCTTTCTAGCGTGTGCATACTGATTCGATATCCTAGATAATCGATTGCCTATCTTAGTAAGATTTTCTAAAGACACATCTTCTGTTGCAGTGAAAACTAGTTCGGCTGTTACCGAGAAAGATCTTCCGTCCATTAGAATCCCAGGACTGATTCTACTCCCATTGGCCAATCCCATACACAGCTTCTTGATTAATCCTATATTAGCATCATTAAATGGCAGTCCAAGTACATCTTCACAAAGTTCCTGACGCCACTTCTTCTTATCGTGAATGGCACGAAGTAAATCAGGGAAAGCAAGCTTCATTATATTAGGTTGCTCTTTCGTGGCTATAGTTAATTGCTTTACCAAGAACTGAGTATATGCTGCCTCAATATCCAAACCTTCCCCAAACAAAGCTTCTCTTAACCAACTTGGCCAAGTTTCAATCGCCACTACTGGCCAAACTGAAGTATCGCGTAATTGTAATTTACCAGCCTTAACAAAATGGAAGTTATGCTCTGGAAGTGACAACAGATATTCTACTGGTGCATGCAAATCTAATCGACCAGTCGAACTTAATTTTTTAAGGATTACTTCGCGATTTTCTAGTTTAGTATATACTTTTGAAATTACAGTGTCATCAACCCTTTGAGGAACAAGATACTTTAATGATTTTGCAGATTTTGATGCTGCAAGTATTGAGTGCTCTGAAAGTCTTTTCGGAGTGATAGTACTGATTTCATGATCGCCATTTTCTAGATTATATCCAAGCTGTTTTACATTGAAAAAATAATCAAGTATGATTCTAAAGTCTTGTACCCAATCTCTAAGGGACATAAACCTCATTGGGATCTCTATTAATCCTAAAGGCATCCCAGTTGAAATGGCTGTGGCATGTAAATTTGCAAGATATAAAATCAGATCTTGACGTTTAGTCATTAACCGATGATGAAGGCGCTGTTTGTCACGATAGAAATTAGACCAATGCAATGGACTAGAGAAGTGAATTTCTTTTTCACTTCTGACCTTATATAAAACAAAAGACATTTTTAGATGTTGATTGTTTTACCTTGAATAGATTTTTTCAATTTTCTGTTTAGACCTCTTAGAGAATCTTTGCTATTCTCAAGGGTAGTTCCAGCAAAGCCATTATGTTCCAACACACGCTCGGAGATCTTAATTCCGGCTTCTTCAGAGATCGTAGCCAAGCCTAATGCTAATTTACGAAGCTTCTTTGCTGTTTTTGCGTTCATACGTTTTCCATCAGAGTCTGTTTTGAAGAATATTGTTTTGGCAAATCTGAAAGCTTAATATACATCCCTTCGAACATAACATAGCCTTTACTAGATTCGGCTGTGAAAGCCAATCCACGTTGTAGTGCAGCATTAAGGCGTGCTCTTGTGGTTTGTGGCATTGTGTAGAGAGGTGTAAATTGTACTAACATAATTTTCTCCTTTAATAAGTTCCAGCCCAGCGCGGATTGACATTTGAATCCGCCCAATCAACAATATATCCAAATGGTGCTTTAAAAAATAACACTTCCCAATTATTTGCTGAAGGTGTTCCGAGTTTTGAAAGCTTTGGTCTAATGATAATAAACTTAAAGTCAGATGGAGCCATCAGCTTCTTGACAGTAATAGTTTCTTTGATTCCGGCAATTGATATTATTTTATCACCAGTGTCGGCTTCTGTAATCTCAAAAGCCGGTTGCGGGAGTTGAATACTGTGAATAGTTGTAGGATGTGGAGCTGGAAGACACTTCATCCCTTTGCTTTGCTCGCAGAACCTAATTGTATTATTAATAAGACTTGAATAAGAAAAATAATTCATCTGGCCAGATTTGACGGCTTCTTCTAATGCTTCTTTATTTGGTGCCTTATATGGAAAGCTAGAAGCACGTTGTCTAGCATTATATGGGCCTAAATATTTCTCAAGAGATTCATAGACTCTAAAATGATGATAGACTAAATTAGAAAGAGAATTAAAACCATCCTCAGTAAAAGCATCTAAGCGAACATTCCACCTAGGTTGAGTAGAGTCGTTCATGTCTTTGTGACCCAGAAATCTGGAAATTTAAGTAGTTCGTCAAAATCATAAATGTCTAGAGCACTTTGAGTATTTGAGATAGATAACTTTGGTGCCATTGGCGCTGCAGTCCCACGTTTTAGTGCAACAAAAGTTTTGGTATGATTCCATTTAAATATCAAAATAGGAATTCGATGGATCTTTTCTGAATCAACAACTGATTCTTGAAACCATTTAAAGACATTGGCCGTGCCAGCGACTAATGTAGTAAAGTTATCTGGTGAGGCATAACTTTTACATTCTAAAGAATATTTAAACTTATATCCGGCCTTCTCTTCGTTCATTGGGACAACATCGGCATTGAAGAGTTTCATAACTTCTTCACCCATTAATTTGCCAATGGTTGCAAAGTTCAACCCGCCAATTTTCGCACCAGAACCTGCACTTTTCATAAAGTTGATTGGCAAGGCGGCTGATAAAGCTTTGGCTATTTTACTTTCGAATGAATTCCCTTTTGCTTTGCCGTTGACACGTTTCTTTTTTGGTTTTTCAATTATCATATTATTTTGATGTGATTTATGGGATGAATTTTTTAATATCAGGTGGCATAGGCAAACCTGGAATAGCCGTTGGGTTTGCCACCTCTTTTGTAATGGACTCGATTTGTCCAGACGCCTTAAGAGAATTTACTAAAGCCGCTCTTTGATAAGATGTTAGTTGCGGCGAAGGTGGATTCTTAGCTACAGCTAATCGTGATTCAGAAGTTGTTAGCTGTGCTTGAGAAGTTGTTAGTTGCGATTGTGATACAGCCAACTGTGCTTGAGAAGTTGTTAGCTGTGCTTGAGAAGTTGTTAGTTGCGATTGAAAGGCCTTTAATTGGGATTCATCTGATAAATCTTTAATCTTAGTATTTACAATATTTACGGCTGATGAATATAAAGTCATTAGCGTGTCATTTGTGGTTGGTTCCAGTAAAATCAGAGATGGTAATTCTAAAATAGAAAAAAGAACTGGATTTGGTGCTGGGATATATGTTACTCCGTCTGGTGCGAGAACAAATGTTGCTGTACCCGGTGCAACCATAATAGGCGCTGGAATATATGTTATCCCATCGAGGTCTAAAATGAATAAGGGAACCTGAAAATAGATATTAACAGTAGTATCACTAGAATCAATAGTGAAAGTCCCGAATCTAGAAACTATAGTAGAAATTGACATTGAGGAATTATCCTATGAAAACATTTGGGGAGCCACAAACAATAGTGTTTGGCGGTCCATCGCTGTCTTTGTCTCCAACCCTGGCGGCGGGTGCATTATTGATAAAAACTGTTGATGATCCTGAAGTGATAGTATCAGGCGGTCCATCGCTGTCAACATCTCCGACTCTAGCGGCTTGGGCTGAATTGATAAAAACATTTGCGGATCCGGTAATGATTGTATCTGGTGGCCCATCATCATCTTTGTCACCGACACGTGCTGCTGCAGGCATAGTTATTTAGCTTTGTAAACTGCTTCGAAATCTTTAGAAGATTTGATTTCATATTCTAGTCGAGTGCCTACCACTTTCTGAATAAGATAATCGCCTTTTTTAATAACTTGTACATCACCATTAATTTCAAGGCTTACTGGATCTCCACTATATTTAAAGGCTTCGATTTCATCAGAGGCCTGATATTGTAGAAATCCTTCAGCATCAGGAGTTTGATTTGACCGAAGTGGAGTAAAGGCCTTGGCTAGTTCTTGTCTTGTTAGAGTAGAAAATGGTTTGCGTTCAACACCGTCATCAATTACAACCTCGTATTTGCTACCACCATCAAGCTTACGAGCATAATATGGTGTAACCTTAATATAGGTTTTTGAATTACTCTTTCCGTCAGACCAAGCTTCTTCTGTTGTTTTAGACGTAATTTCTTCTTCTTTCAAATCGCGAGTGACTTTAACAGTACCATAATGGTACTCGGATTCGGAATCTATAAATTTTAAATTGGCCCGCTTACGATTTATTGCCATCTGTTTCGCTAAACCACGAAGTGCCTTGCCGGTATGATCCCGAATCACATCATCGACTTTCTTTGTCTTTTGAGTGATCTTCAATAATTCTTGTAGAAGTTGCATTTCTAATTCCTAGATTCTAAACATCTATTTATCTAATTAGACACAACACTTGAAAAACCTTGTTCCTTAACAATTTGTAAAGTTTTGTCTAGTCTTCCGGCTATTAAAGGATTATGAGAAATCACAAAGATAGATAAGTTATCATCTCGACTTTTTTCTTTAAGAATCTTAATAACACAATCGAAGCCATTTTGGTCTAATGCTCCGTCTAGTTCGTCAATTAACAATAGATTTGTTTTGGCACGAAGATGATGCAAAACGTCCCTAAAAGCCAGCGCAAGTGATGTATTTAGGCGTTTTTTCTCGCCAGCCGAAAGATTCCCAAAATCTAGTTCACGTCCGAATTCTGAAACTGTGCAGGACATATCAGCATCAAACTTTACAACATGCGGCAATCCAAGTGCATTCGTAAAATAATTTAATCGATTATTTAAGAATGGAATATTCTTATTAATGATTCTTCGACGCAAGAACGAATTCTTATCAGTCAATAACTTCAAAAGGAATTGTTGATGATCTAACATCTTCTTGAGATCATCGACCTTTTGATAATCAACTTTGATAATCGACTTTGATGAAAGAACTTCAAATGCCTCAATATGCGGATTAATCGATACTTTTAAATCTTCTACTTTCTTTCTTAGTTGTGAAGCATTTTCCTTAGATTCTAGTAGTTCATCTAAATCTTGATATTGAATGGCCGCTTCAACCTCTGAGAGTCTTGTCTTTACTGCGGTAAGCTTCTCTGAAAAATCAGCAATTGCCTCATCTACTTCAAGAAGTTTCTTTCCATCAGAATCAATGTTTTCATCCACCGATAATAATTTAGCTGGTGCGTCGGCAAATGCCTGAGAGCAATACGGACATTTTGCATCGGACAAATGATCGTGTTCTGATAAAAGCTTTCCAATATCGTGTGTAAGCCGATGTTGATCTTTCTTTAAAGGTGTCAGCTTGGCCTGAATCTTAAACTGTTCGTCTTTTAACTTTGTTCTTTCAGTATGAAGTGATTTTTCTTTTGTAAAATCTACAAGTTCCACTATAGAAAGAATCTCCTCTATTTCCCTAATATCTTCAATTCGTTTCTTTTCCCAGCGGTTAATACGTTCTTCTGATTCTACAATATTCGAATTTTGTAATTCTAAAGCATGTTCTTGTTGCTTTATAACAGCCTGCCCAACCTTAATGTCTTGTTCAACTAACTTTATTTTTTCTTTTAATAAAACAGCTTTCTCTGAAAGAATAGTAATATTGAACAGTTCTTCAATTTGATTGCGCTGTTGAAATAATGGTAATTGTAAAAATGCTGGAGAATTTCCAGAGAAGATAATAGTCTTTGTAAACACTTCGTAACTAATGTCGATAATATCCACCAGCATAGCATCGCATTCTACAGCACCTTTACCTGGCGTAATATCTTCACCGTCTCTAAGAATTACTATTTTATATTCAGCACCTCTAGTCCTGATTACTTCATAACAACAACCATCTTTTTCAAATGTAAGTTTGACATACATTTGAGTGTTCTTTAGTAAATTTGTAGTATTAATCAATCGCTGCAATGTTATCGAATCCATCGCCTTATTGTATAAGGCATAGCAAAGAGCATTCAAAAAAATGCTTTTGCCAGAACCGTTCGATCCGCCGGTGTCTAAATTAATGCCTTCAATACAAACAGTACCTTGTTCGTCTAATTCAAATACTGAGGGACTTTGCCCATAGGACATGAAATTAGCAATTTCCAGGGTTTTGAATTTAAGTATTGATGACATAACTTTTATACTAGCTCTTCATAAATTTTAACTAATGTAGCAGGAGAAATTGTAGCAGAGGCTTGAACACCTTCGTTAATCAATTGTCGAACCGTGTTGTCTAAAGTACTTGTATCAAGATCGGCTTCTAATTCTAGACCTTCACTTAACATTTCTTTTCTGGCCTGCACATCTTCTTCTACTGAGAATTCTCTTAGACTAAATGATTTTATCATCTCTTCACGTAAAGCCTGCACATCACTGTATCCTATATCTGTGTCGAGTAAACATCGAACTCGACTTTTTTCTGGCCAATCCATTTCACCACCTAATACCTTTGACAGAGTTGTCTTAAAGAACAATGGCGCTTGCTCCCAATTGTGAAAATAAACGTCATCATTTACTACGTCAAATACACTACATCCACGTTCATTATCGCCGGCATCGCCATAGTTAGTTGGAAAGGTATTTCCGATATAAACAACGTTCTTATTAAACTGTCGTTTATGGAAATGGCCTGAAAATATGTATTTTGGTCCAAGGTACAAATCTGCATCTGGGCCATGATCCATGGTTCTAGTGGCGCCTGTGACTACAAAATCTTTAAATTCAAAATGTCCAAGAACATATTTATGAGAATTAATCTGAGTGGCTAATGTAGGATATTCGTCCCTAAAAAGAAAAGGTGCAGCAAACCAATCATCTGACAATTTAGTAGGTTCACTAACCATATTAAAGTTTTCAAGATCTTCAAACATATTAGTTGAGAAGATATTCCGATTACTTCTATGATAAAGGTCATGGTTCCCTACAATAAAGATAATCGGAATTCCTAAAGCATTTAATCTACGTGCACCTTCTGTAGCTGCATTTAGAGTACGTACATTAATGGCGTTGCGATTTTCAAACCAGTCGCCCAGAAACACTAAAGTTGAAGGCTTCTCTTTTATTGCAATTTCGCAGAACCAATCTATATAATCTAGATTATCCTGATTATGTTGATCTGAATTATTACGGCAGCCCCAGTGAATATCTGTGAACATCAATAACTTAGTGATAGGACCAATGTTTTTCATGAATTTACTTTCTATAAAGAATAAACAAACTTACCGCAATCCCATATTGTGGTCTTTAAGGATTTGATCTTTTTGAATTCTGAATTTACTTTATAAGGTTCTGGATCAATAGCTTTAATAAATTTAGCATTTATAAATTGTGATAATGGCTGCGCACCATTAACTTCAACCATCCCAGAATAGGATTTAAGTGGAAGGGCGAAATAATTCTCAAGAACGCTACTCATAGTATTATCAAAATCTAGTTCTAATTCATCTTCGAACAAATGTACTAAAGAAATTCCTTGTTTTAGACAAGCTAAAGATTTCTCTTGATGATACATTTTAGAAGTTCCTGCTGCTTCAGAATGCCAATACAAACCATTAATTTCTATAGCCAATTTATAATCAGGAATATAGAAGTCTAATTCTTTAGGCCTAATAGCAATACGATTGTTTTCTTCAAACTTTATTCCATGAGCTAATAGAAAGTCTCTAACTTGTAAATGCTGTGGTGAAATAGTTTGCGGTTGACAAGTAAAGCATCTTGGAGGACGCCCAATCCAAGATCTAGCTTCAAACTCGCTATTACATTTTTGACAAGTGAATTTGAAATAGTCCCTTGAATTAATAATTTGATCGGTGAAAAATCCAAGGGCTTCATTTTGTAGTCTTAATCTATCATTAAAGTTTTTGCTTTGAACACCAAAACATTTTTCTTGTATGATTTGACACTTCATTGGATGATCACCGTATTTTCCAATCATTAATTGATTATAAGAAGTGCCTCCAAATAAATGAGGAGGATTATCACCATATCTTTCTTTTAATGTCTTTTCGGCTTTATCTTTTAATTCTTTTGTTTGTTGAGGTATTCTAGTTCCAAAAAGATCAATGTTCGTCTTATCGCGTGTCAATTTTGTTTGTTCTGATACTGCAGCACATTTCTTAGAACAAAATCTGTTATATGATTTTCTATTAAAACAGGTAAGCTCACCACATGTTTCGCATTTAGGTCTTTCTTTATTTTCTGTTCTAAAGATTGCTGTAATTTCTGCAATAAAATTTACATTGAATTTCTGTAAAATATGTTTTACCTTTTTGTTAATATCTTTGTCTTTCTTTACAATCCATTTCCAATTCGTATTAACCTCAAGAGATTGGCTGATTATCTTGTTAGAAATCAACCAATCGATATCAGAAGTAATTTCTTCAGGACTCATTAGTAGGTTGATGGATGAAGGCAGTGTCGTCATGTGAAGACCCAGATCGAGATTTCTCTTGAAAAGAGAATGACGGATTAGAACCTTGATCTACCAGAAGTGTATCTCGAATTGTACGATGTCGTTTCTCATCAGCAAGACATTGCAAAAAGGACCTATATACTGATGTGGTATAATATGAAAAGGGCTGATCTGATTTCTCATGATCAAACTTATGCCAGTTAGTACATAGATTGACTACGGCAATAGCTACCATGTCTTCTCGGAATGAGTATCGGGCAAAAGAAGGACTAAATGAATACTTCTCGGCTATCATATGGAGATACTTTGCCAGCTGGGGCGAAAGCTTATTTCCATTTGCCTTGTCTGCGGCAATCAAGGGTAACAAATCGGCATTTGTTACATAGAATCCTTGAGTTGAAGTTGATTTTTCTCTTTTGCGTTTAGGTAGTTTAGTAGCCATTGGAATCTCACGAGAGTTTAAGAAATAGTAAGGCTACTTAAATGTATTATACTGAATTTGATTAGATGTACAATGGTAAATTTAGGTTCAAGAATTTGATGCTTGTCAAGAATCAAAAAATCGATAAATAGAGGACTTAATGTACTAGGGTTATCATGGAAGAATTTCTTTTAGAAGAGACAGTTGGTGAACAATCAAAGAAGGCTATTGTTGCAGTAGGAAGATTTCAACCTGCGACGCGCGGGCATTTAACTGTTATTGATCTTATGAAGGCTTTTGCTAGGAAAAACAAAGGCGTTACTCCTATAGTGGTCGTAGTTGCAGGAAAAGAAACTTCAAAGGATAAAGCCAAGAATCCTTTAAGTGCTGAAGACCGAATCAAGTTCATGGAAGCCTCTGGAAAAGCTAATGGCGTAAAGTTTATTACAGCTGGATCGGCATTTATGGCATTTGAAGAAGTTAGGAAAGCCGGATATGAACCTTATGCTATTGCTGCTGGATCCGATCGAGGTAGCAAGTATCTTGAAATGCTTGACAAGTACTTTACCGATAAAGATGGTGGTAAACTGAAACATGTCATTATGCCTGGTCTAGAAGAGCGTAGCGATCCAGAAGATGATGGAACTCCTTCAGAAGAGATTCTAAAGATGGCCGAAGACGGTGAAGATATTCCAGTACACTTGATATCTGGATCAATGGCACGAATGGCTGTAGAAAAAGGAATGAAGAAAGCCTTTGCTAAGATTGTAGGATTAGATCAGAAGCTTGCCGAT